GATGTTGGCAGAAATCCATCGTCCGCAATGATGTCTTCGCGCTGGGTTAATACTGATCCTAAGTAGGATATTAACTCTACGAGCATAATTATGCCATTGTTGGCAACAAAATCATTAAATTGATCTGGATGGTAAGTCTTGATATATTCTATTAGCGCACGTCTGATCTCAGGATATTCTAATGCGCTGAAATCGATACGCCTCAAATTTGGTGATTCTAATACAACTCCAAATTCTTCTGGGCTATTTGGGAGCTTGAAATAAGTTTTTTCAACCACTTACTATATTTCCTTTCCTAAATACAGCTTCTACCTGTAAGACTTGATTCGGATTGCTCTTAATAGCAGCATGTATTATGATTGATGCTAAATGATTGTCTGGTGTAGGAACTATAGTTACAGATTTGAGTTCTACGCGCTGCTCATATAAAAAGAAAGCCATTTTTATGGCTGAAGCAATATCGTTAATTGACAAATTATCTAACGGTTCGAATGCCCATTGCCTAATTGGCACACCATATGTTGGCCTCATTACGCGTTCGCCAGGGCTTGTTAATAATAATTGTAACATATCATTTTTGATTAAACGTTCATCAGCTTGAGGCGGCAATACGAATGTTTTAGAATAAAATGGAACATTATAACCGAAATATGTAGACTGCGCCATTATCGCACCAATTGAGAAACGCTTATCAATTTATTATAAGCTTCTTCTACTTCTGTAGATTTAGTATTTCTATTAGATATCAATTGACTACGTTCAGCCTCTAACGAAGCCTTATTTATCAACAATTTCTGATAAATATCATTATCAAAATCTAAATCATTTTCCGGGATATTATAAATACTCCTAACTGCCTTGATGGTTTTGTTGCTCTCATTAATTTTCTTTTGATTCTCACTGATATCAGCATTAAATGTTTCAAGTTCAGATTTCAGACTAGTAAATTCCTTCTCAAGCTCGTCTTTACGCCTCTCGGATTCAGCAATTAATTGGTCAATTTCAACTGGACTAAGTCCTATGCTGTCCAGATCCAATATATTTGTGTTGTGTTGTATTTCTATAGAATCTGGTGCGTTTGTGAACAATACTTCTTCTATAGGATCATCAGTAAATTCTATAATTTCACCAACCTCGAATTGCTTAATATTAGATCCTGGCTTCGATCTGTTTGCCTTAGCTAGTGTATATATAAGTTCCCCGAAGCCTCCCCTGCGCTCCCCGGGGGTATAGAGAGACTGTGGTAGGGGCTTACGTCGCTCGAATGTTGGGATCTGTATAGCCCGCACTTCTGTTTTAGGCGGATTCTGATTTGATATAATATACGTTACACTACCGGCCTGCGTACCTTTAGGCAGGATACTTCTATACAAACCAGTGGGGAAACGTATAATCATACTCTATATTTTACTAAATATCAGGAAATAATGGCAAAGTGATTGGTTTATCCTCCCCAATCTCAAATATCTCAATATTCTCATCGCGTGAAATATCACCACGATAATAGACTATATCATCATCATCATCTGGCACCCGCAGTAGATCACCATCTGGAACACTTCTAATTCTCAAAATGCGGTCAACATCGCCATACCTCTTTTGTGACAATACAGCTTGTTTATCTCCTCTAGCAAAATCTATTGTTTTAGATAGCGGTATTTCTATAGCATCCTTCTTGTCCGGTATATTCAGGTGATTAGATAATGATCCCCTATTAAGCCCAATATTATCAATCTCATTGCCAAATTTGCTAGAGACACCATACCATAGAACCCCTGCTCCACCTTCTGGATCAGGATTAACTTTTGATATGGGATCAACTTCTGGGACAACTGGCAGAGGATCAAGAACAGTTTGCCCTGGTTCATTATTAGACGGAGTGGGTGCTACGCTAGGCGCTCCAGGGGATCCACGGTTGCCACTACCGGTCCCACTACCAGGAGGACTATTAACGACAGAATCTGGTACAGGACCCTTATCTTGTTTAAGAGAATCACAACCACGTTCTTTATCGAAATCTTTAGGTTTCTTGCGCTTAAGTTTTTTGTTTTTCACCTTACATGGACTACCACTCTGCGGAGCTGATTTGCCATCACCAATTTTAGGACCACATGCCAGCGGATTGTAATGTAAATCAGGATGGAATCCTTTCAATTGATCACCCCATATTGTTTTGGTAGTGCCGATTCCGCCAGCCCAAATCTTATGAGACGCTCCACCTGTTTCCATCTCAATAGATTTAGCCCTCATACCAATCTGACCCTTAGGAGCTTCGAAACAGATATCTCCATTATCACATTTAAATTCTAATTTATCCTTGGCCCTAATTTGGATTTTGCCTTCTTCATTTCTGATTAATATGACATCATCATTATCATCTAGAAGAATATATTTCTTACCTTTCTTACTACGTATCAGAAGCCATTGATCAGCCTTAGAAAACCAAATAGCACGATTTTCTTGATCTCTGATCTCGACCCATGATCCACAAGGAGCTTTACTACCGCGCATTTCCATACCAGCGCCCTCTGGGGTCTTATATCTGCTATAGTCATTGGCTTTATCTAACTTCCAGTGATGGGTATTTTTCTCAAAATCGTGAGAATGACCCGTTTTCTTAATAATGCGCGGTCTAGTCTTCCCTGGTCTTCTGTCCTTAGTATGCACTTCACCAGCTTGTTTAGTACTTGCCATAACATATTGGAATTTGTCATTCATTTCAAAGACTTGATCCTCTGGGGTAGCAATCATTGCATGATTCAATTCCTTTTTATCAATGAATTGCAATTGAAATCCTTTCCTACTTCTTAATAATACTCCATTCCCGTGTGGAGTTTCGCTCTTATTAGCCGATGTTGGACTACTACCACGATCATCAAGAATCAATTGATTACCATGTCTAGATATAATCCTAATCATTCTAGAGTCATTGCCCTTAGCAGTACCCAGAACCGATTCGCCGTCTTCTTTGTCGCCTACTTCCGTTTTGTTTAATGTTTTATACTTCAGGTCATTGACTGGGTCGAATCCAATATCCAAGGCTTGGATAAGATGGCCACCTTTTGAACGCAATTTCAGCCATCTTTCATCCTTGTCCTTAGAATCAGCAATAGTTTTGGTTGGACCATATTCGCCTTGCCTCGTCTTTTCCCATCCAACATCGCGCATTTCCATACGGTGTCCACAGCGCGTTCTAATATCAATCCTACGTTGATCATGGTCTTTGGGTTGATCTTCACAGAAATGCCTGATAAAATATTTTACACGGCTGATTTCAAAATCAGAATCTTCATCAAAATCACCCTTAAATTCTTCTTTCCATTTATAACCTTGGTCGCCGAATTCTATGAAATGGCCATATTTTGATCCTATAGAAAAGAATTTAACATCTGGATCATTGTTTTTAGGTGGATTCTTGGAAACTTCAAATTTCTTCTTAGTTAACCCATCAGTCCCGGCTGGAGCAGGCGCCGGTTCATGAGATTTTGGGAAAAATCCTACCGAACTCATCATAAAGAAATTGCCATACCTATCATTCCATCCGGTACTCATTGGCCGGTTATCTTGAGGGAGATATTTTTTAAGGTGGTCTTTGGGCGCATTAGATGACGGTTGACCATCTTCATTAACTGGCGATGCAGGTTTTGTATATATAGACCATAACGAATACGATCTTCTTCTACTAGGATCAGCAGCAGAAGTCCAGATAGGACCATATGGATGTTGTTTCTCAAATGAGATATATACAATATCATCCTTCATCGGATGTGTCCATGAACCAGCCATTCTACCACCCATCCATGGGGCTGGAATAGCCCATGCTACCAACTCATCTTTAGTACCATGATCATAAAATTCTGGAATTTTAACTCTAGTACGATGCATATTTAGAGGATCATTGGTTTCAACTACTATACCCCTATACCAACCAGGAAACCGTTGCGTTAATACTTTACTCCTTTCCTTAAAGAAATTATCCCATACTTGTTCTAATGCTTTGTCTGCTCTATGCATACTATATTTATACTTCTTCTAATACTACACTAGCAGATGGATATTCAACAAGTTCATTTACAGATGGCCATCCAACCGGATATACAAATGGATTATCAACTCTGTTAAACATACGTATCACCCAATCAAGATCAACACGGTTATAGACCTTATCGGCAATGCGATCAGGTCTACCAGCCAAATCAGCATCTATAATTATATTGTGAATTTGATCTGACTCTAAATTATCACGATCCAAGAAATCAAATTTTTTCATGGTTCCCCAAGTAGGATTACCATCTCTAGTTAATATTTCATCTGATAATTGAAATCTAGAATTAGATCTTTTTTCCAAAGACATTAGTACCATTCCGGTGGAGGCTTAGGTTTGAGATTAAAGTGTGGAACTTGTTTTTTGCCGGCCTTGTCAATATTTGTCTGCAATTCTAATGATAATGATACTTCATGAAACATAGGCAATATCTTATTATCCTGTTTAATAAGTTCAGAACCAGGTTTAATACTGACACCAGTACTACGCCAATCACTTGGCCCTTGAACGCTATGATAGATTCTTACTTTAAATATAGGAAAATATTTAGCACCTTCAAAAATCGATACATAGAAATATTGTTTATAAGCCCGCAATGTTTTCTCAATATTTGCAACGTTCCATTTAAATCCTTTTTTATTAGTATGATTAGTAACTAAATAAGTTGCTGATATATCTATTTTTCTAGATTCGGCACCACCATATATAGCAAGAGGTTCATAAAGCATTTTGCCAGTTTTGGTCCATGACATCGATTTACCATCACCAGTGATTCTCGGAGGAAATTGAAATGGTATATACCCCTGACCATATGGCGCAATAGTCATAACCGGTTCACTACCAAGCAACTTTAAACCCGGATCTACTTGAAGTGACACCACTGATTCCTTCAGCAAATCCCTGTCTATATTAGTCAATCTAAATGCCATTAGTCAGTCCACCATTGATTAGTTCTTTCGCCGAAACCACTCTCTGATGTAATGAACGTTACTTTATTGCGGTCTTCATCCATACCAGTTTTAATATCGCGAAGATGCTTAGCAGCTTCAGCATTATCCGGATCTTCCTTAAGCAATATCATTGACAACAATTCAACAGCTTTATCCATACTGCCTTTGATACCACCCAATTGAATATTTTGCTTATTCATATTATCAGTAAATTTTACACCATATATCTCAGAAACTTTACGTTCCTTAGAAACACTAGCTTCTTCTATCGTGCTATCAGATTTTATACTACTATCAGCTGCTGCCCTTGCTCTTCTAGCAGGTTCTTTCTTTTTGAACAGCCCAGTAAAACTACCCCAAGCCTTAGACGCCAATTTTGCAGCACTACTAGCACCAGATTTTAAATTCGATACAGCGCTACCAGCAAGACCCTTAGTTTTAGACCATATTTTACTAATCGCAGACACAGTCGAACGACCAAGACTCTTTGCCTTCTCAAGAGCAGCACTTCCAAATTTCTCAATTCCCTTCCAGGCAGCTTTAGCCGTATCCTTGATAGTACCCCAAACGGATACAGCAACATTTTTCAACCCATCCCAAGCTTTTCTACCAAGCTCTGATACCTTATTCCACGCCCTCTCAGCCGTACCAGCTACCTGATTAGCTAATCCTCCCAATTTCTCAGGTATCTGCCCTAACATGTCCCAGAATTTCGTAAGCATATCAGTGATCATCTCTAATGGTTTGAGCAATGCCTCCCACAAATTAGATAATATCTTGAGAGATGGCGAAACTTCTGAGACGCCCTCTTTAATATGCAGCATAGACGAACCAAATAATAAGTCCCAAATCGACTTAATAGCATCCCATATATCGGTCCAAAGTCCCTCAATACCCTCTAATGGCTCCATTACTTCATCTATATATGCACTCCACACACCCATCTTAATTCCAATCCAATCAACAGCCTCAATAATTGGATCTAGAACTTCATCACCCAACCATTCGAAAAGCGCAATAATCGGTGCTAACAAAAACATTATCACTTTAATTCCTGCGCGTAAAATAGTAAAGACTCCAGACAATAATTGTATTCCGACTCTAAATGGAGCAAAGAGCACTTGAAATGATTTAAACATGAATTTTAAAACTGGCAATAAAGGTTTAACTATATCCCATATCGCCATCATTATCTCTCTAAGCAACCCGAACGCATCTTTAAGAATTCCGCCAGCAAACATTGCTATCACCTCGCCAACGAATGCACTCAATTCACCAAGAATCTCGCCCATTACACCGAAACTAGGACCTACTTCTCCCATCAGATTAATTAATATATCTGCCAGAGGACCGATGGCCTTAGCTATCGGGGCCAGAATCATTCCAACAATCTTCTGCAAAGTCTGAGTTAACGTCTTCATAGAAGTAGCATATGCCTCCATCATTGCTAATTTGGCTTCTTCAGCCTTCTCCGGATCTGTAAGCTCACCTCTCTCTTTTTTTCTTGCTCTTTCAATCATCGCGATTCTTTTGCTTGACGTACCCATCTGACGGAGCATTCTCTCCGCCATAGCACCCTTAACGCCGCTTTCTTCTAACTGCTTGTTGAAGTCAAGCATGCCATCTTCAGCAGCTCTAGTTGCCTCAGTTAATTTACCACCTAACATAGCTTCTAAATCGCCACCCATTGCAGCAAACACCATCATTTCATCAGTGCCAGACGCTACATCTTCCATCATCCTAGTAGCCTCAGAAACATCGATACCTAATTGTTTAGCAGCCCCAGCCAATGCTGTAACATGTTCCGCATATTCATCCATTTTAGTATCTCTCCAAGTTACCTCCATCATTATTGAAGTTTCCTTCAAATGTCCCAAAATCTCATTGAGATTAGAAGCACTAAAACCATATTTCTTAGTTGCTACAGCCATGTTTCCAAGAATAATAGTTTGATCGTTAGCACTAATATTTAATTCATCTAATCTATTAGTAAATTTAGCAGTAGCTTCCTCCGATGCTCCAGTAGCCTTGGCGAAAGCACCAATATCTTTAGCAGATCGAGAAAGACTAGCCCTATGCTCCTCCATACTAACTCCAGCATCCCTTACAGCATGGCCAGAATCGCGCATGGCTTCAATAACTTTATATGATTCTTCAGCTGTTAATCCTAATTCGTCTCTCAATTCAAACGATGCATCCGTTACTTCTCTAATAGATCCCATAGATCTATATCCAGTAGTCCGGAATTTCTCCATAGCTTCCATATTCAATTGTAGACCAACTTTTAAAGTCTCGAATGCTATTCTCAAGGCAATAACAGCAATATGGAATGATCCAGCAGAAGCAGCTGCAGTTCCCATACCGCCAGCCATCTTACCAGCACTAGCGCCAGCCTTAGTCATAGCACCACCAGCGGGCTTAACAGCTGCACCAAGTTTAGTCATAGAGCCGGCAGCTTTTGTAGCCTTACCACCAGTCTTACCGAGACCACTAGTAACACCTTTCAATTTGCCAGTAAGATTTTTGGACAAACCACCAACTTTATCGAGACTACCAATAGCATTCTTCAATTTGCCAGCCATATTTTGGGACGAACCACCAGTTTTGGTCATTTGCTGACCAATATTCTTTAGGTCAACATTAAATTTCTTACCAAATGATTCCTTCAATTTATCGCTAATTGGGAACAATTTACCTACGATAGCACGCTTCAATATTCCAACGGACTTGCTTGCTCCTTTGAAAGCGTTAGAGAATATTCCAGTTACTTGGCTAACGCCCTCGGCCTTGCTACTAATCACACCAAACAGTTCCCCAGCCATACCAAGGGCCTTGTTTGTATTCTCCATGGTGACTTTCATCTTCTCTTCGCGTTCAATAAGTTCCGACAAACCTTCTTTATGATTATCAATTTCTCGTTGATAATCTTTAAGTCTTTCTAGACCCTTGTCGGTTAAACCGAGTCTCTCCATCTCCTCTTCTAGTCGGCCTTCTTTCTTCCATTGTTCAATTCTACCAGTTAACGTCTTAATTTCTTTCTCTGCTTGGATGGAGAATTGGGCTATCTTCATTAAATCTTCTGGTTCTCTACCTCTAGCCATCTGAGTCATTAATTGGTCAGTTGCCCCTCTTAATAATTCAACATTCCCTTCGGCAGAGGCTAATCTATTCTCATATGTTGTGCCAAATTCATTAATTTGTGATGACAACATCGCTGTGGTTTTATCCCATTTCTCAGTACCAGCGATAACATCTGACATTATAGCAGATATGCTGCCTATAGATTTCCCGGCTTCAGCAGCCCCCTTTACTTGCATAGCGATATTGAGAAGTGCGTTATAATTGCGCCCTCCAGGACGAGCACGGCCTGATTCTGGGTCTGCCATAATGATCTATTTTAGAATTTGAATTGTGCTATTTTGCTGGTTTAGCATTAGCATCGTGATCAATACGATAAAGGTAAAGATCGGTTTCCCATTTAGGTTTGCTATTTTTACTGGCCAGAGTAGTAATTATCCTATGGTGAAATCCATAAACCAACCATTTGCCACTAAGGAAATAGTCCTTGTCTTCTTCATCCTTCCAGCTCAATTTTATTGATGATACGCCCAATTTAGAACTATCATTAAATCTATAATCGCCATTAATCGTCACCATCATGCGCATAACCATAGGTAGCATATTCATATAAATATTTCTAGCACGACCATCAACAAATTCATCATATGTTTTGCCTAATTCTCCACCAGTTGGTTCCGGAATCGCCATTATAGAAGTAGACCAATTTTTATCTGATTTTGTATATCCTAATCTCTTATCAATTTTAGCATTTATCTTATTGCCAGTATTATCATCTCTAACTTCAACTTTATCCTTATCTGTCTCTTTATCTAAATATTTCCCAGACACCGACGAAAGTCCTTGTGTAGTCAATCTATTTTGAATAGTAGACATGAAAACATTAGAGACAAGATTGAACTTCAAAATATCGTTAGGTTTACTGCCAAAATTAGCATCTAATGTGCCAAATGATTCAGCATGTTGACGCATATCAAATTGTTCTTGTATTACTATCTCATCATCTTTGCTAGTAATTAACCAATTTGTTCTTTTTTTAGTGAATGAACATGACCAATCTAATAGCGACCTGATAAACGTTTTAGGATCTTGACGCATCATAGGCCAAATGCCCTTAGGATTATCCTCAGTTTTGGTGACTGTAGCTTTAATCCCTCCTTTTGTATATTCCTTTATAACTTCTTTTATGACATCTGAGACCCTACCTTCATAAACCTTTCCACTACCATTGCCAGCATTCAAGTACCAACTAGGCGGATCTACTGCTATAATTTCAAATCCGGAGAATGCCGCATTTCCTATTATATCTATATCGGTTATGAAAGCCAATCTCTTAGGAGTTTTTTTGGCTATATCTTTCCAATATATTTGGAATTTAATTTTTGTTTCTTTTTTTCTTGCATTGCCAAGAAAATCCTGATTTTCAGACATTAGTTTTCTAAGCATCGTCAAATATGGATCTGAGAATTTGGCTCTTATTATATATCCACCATTGACAAAAGATTTCCATTCAAAATCAGCAAGAAAATGACCAAGATCTTTACCACTCTCAATTTTGAAAAATACTTCTGGTTCTAGACCTATTTCTATTTCTTCGCCCATAGTTCAGGACCCTTTCTAAACATCTGAATCGGACCAGCACCAGGACCCGATTCACGATCAGAGATTAGATCTCTAGGTATCTTTAAACTAGGTATTCGATATTCACCTTTTATCCATTTCAATCTATCATCAACATCCATATTTAATAATTTATCATAATTTGAACGCATAGCTATAGGATCTGGTACTGTACTTGGCGAACTAATAAATCCACAAAGAAATGATATATCATTAATTTCAGTATCGCCAACATGCAAGAAAACCATTGATTTCTTGTCGAAATCCTTAGTTTTCCAATTGTCATCCACCAGAACCTTAACCTTATTAGTAAACATTAATTCAAGCAATCTAAATTTCATATATTATTTACCGGTATATTACCAACATGGCTATCAGACTAACGCCAGATCAAATCGAGTCTTGGATTGCTAGGCATTTTGAATATAAACGGCGCAAAAACGGCGACGAATTAATAATTAGAAATCCATTTATTCCAAGCGATGAAAAATTTAAATTCAACATCTCTACTGTTCTAAAAGAAACCAAACAAGGTTATAAAGGGTATTGGGTACATGATTGGAGGCCAAGTGCCAGATACAATATGTCATTCATTAGATTCGTCCAACTTTATAAAGGAATTACATTCAAAGAAGCGCTTAAAGAAATTTGCGGCGATCACATAAATCTTAAGGCAATACTCAGATCAGCCAAGCCCCAAATAGAACAAGAACCAGAAATAGAAATAAGACTAGAATTGCCTAAATCCGCCACCCCAATAACAAATGGTAATCCTAAAATAAGAGATATAGCAATAAGATATCTAAAATCAAGAGGAATATCGCTCAAAACCGCTATAGCCAATCAAATTCATTATAATAGCTCAAGTATAATATTTCCATATCTCGAATATGATTCAATTGTCTATTGGCAATCCAGATCATTTATAGATAAAATATTTGAAAATCCAGACGAACGGAAGGTAGGAGTAGGCAAAAGCCAATTTTTATATGGATTTGATAATGCAGAGCCATATCAATCGATATTCATTGTAGAAGCTATATTTTGTGCATTATCATTGGGCCCAGGTGGAGTAGCTATTGGCGGAGCCAATTTGAGCGAATCACAAAGACGAAAAATAAGAGCCATCAATCCATCCAAAATAATCCTCGCGCCTGACAATGACAAAGAAGGTTTAGCATCTCTATATTATAATTGGAACATATTGAGACCATATTTCGAGATCTACTATGTATTGCCACCTAAACCACACAAAGACTGGAATGATATAATTAAGGCCAATAGAAAATTAAATAAAATAGCTAGAATATATGCAGAGAAACATGCCAAATTATTAGATCTCAAAAAAGCAGTAAAACTAAAACTAAAATTACATTCCTCTATCTAGATTGGCATAAGCCCGCATATCGCCGAATTCAGATGGCCCTCTATGCGGTACGACACCTAATTGGGCCAACAAATGAGCCTGAAAAGCTTCGGATCGTTCTTTTCTCTCCGATTCTTCTTTTCCCCTAGCCTTCTCAGCTTTCCCTTTTCTTTTGCTCAATCCAGCTCTATATAGATCACTCAATTTCATTTTGGCTATACCAGCCTATTCATTTTAACTTCTCCAGAACTTCTTTAGAACTCTCTTTAGCTGCCACTTCTTCCTCTTTTTGTTCTTCCTCATATTCCTTAGCACGTTCTTTGTCGCTAGTCACACTATTACGATCAATATTATATTTATCTGCTTCTTCTCGTCTCTCTTCTGCCGGAGTTCCTTTTGGCTTCTCTGTAGTCTTACTATGTGTACCCAATATTCCTGATGGCCCAACAGTTCCAATTTTTCCTATAGCCTTAATTTGACCACCTGGACTACCAGACGTTGATTGCAAATTCTCAAATATTGCACATAATTTATGTTCTAGAGATTCGACAAATGGATCGTCTGGATCTGGATCTTGTCCTACACCAGAGTCATCTATGTGGCCATGCGATGGAGGTCTAATATCGTCAAGATCAACACTGAACTCTAATTTCAGTTCCTCATCTACATCTTCCTTATCCAAGATCTTTTCTATCTCTTTTGAATGTTTGTCTAATTCTTTTTTTCGCAGCATTATTGCACCGTAAAGTAGAATGGATCGCTAACTATAATATGATTATTTATATTCATTTTAATGAAATACTTATATGTACCTCTAATCAGAGTACGAGTATCGATGTTACATTGAACAACATATGGAGAATTAATACTGGCGCCTTATCTTATGCCCATAGTACACGGAGCATCAACCAACCCATCTATTAATTCTCCATATGATGTGTAAACAGTCATAGTCGGATATAATTGCGGTATTAATGGGGCTATCAGATTCCAATTGTGATCATAAAGTGGAAGTGGATATATCGCCACTTCAATAGTTCGTATTTCTCCTCTTTTAAAATTCTTATCTAATGGTTCAAATCCTAATCGTATAGTTTGTAGATCATCATTGGCCAACCATACATCATCAAACAGATAGAATATACCATTCTGGGAAATCCACAATGATTCATCATCTATATCAATGCTTCCATGGTCGTCGCCTATAAAATGCCAAACATCGAAATAGATGTCATCTGGAACCAGAGTCTCTGGAGCGTCGAATATCACATAATATTGGGATAGATCATCTGTGGACTGTGCAGCTGGGAATGGGTACGTTGAATCCGATGGATCAACAAATGGAATCTGTCCCACTAAATTACTATGTCTAATAAATCCCCGATAAATATCAATACGCCGAATGGCGAAGGGCATAGCGCCTTCACCATTCCTGATAAATCTCATATTTAATTCAACCTGGTTTCCAAGCCTTCCAGCAATTCTTGGGTAAATCACATAATATCTTTGCTATGTTAAATTGCGGCTACCACCACCAGATTTCCTCTGTATATCCTCATTTTCTTTTTCAATTTGATCGAACCACCAACTGCGTTCTTCAGCAGTCATATAAGCCTGTTCGAAAAAGCTAACACCGGATTTTTTAAGATAATATTGTTGTTTCATCACGTGATTCCATTCACGTTCTAGTTCTTCGTCGCTTTTGCGGACGAAAAAACGATTCGGTTATGGGCAATGGAGTATTGATTACTGTACGACAGTGTGGACAATCAGTCTCTATCGCAGTATCAATACCAGGCGATTTCTCACGTAAAAAATCGGTAATAGTTGCTGTATCCCTGGAATGCATCCTATCGATTAATTGCTTAATCTTATTGCGATCACTACTACCCATAGCTTCTACAATAACCCTATTAATGTTCTTTTCAATAGTCTCATCAAGATCTTCAGTTCTTTCATCTATAGGATCATAAGGCATCTTGTTTCTACGTCTCTTACGATTCCTGGCACGCCGTGGTAATCCAGCATCTTCTACAGTACCATTGGCACCCAACATATCCATAACATCTCTACCACGAAGAAATCTTATTTTCACCCAAAATTCATGCTTAAATTCATCACTAAGATATGGCAGAACTACCTTAAATGGTTCAAGGATAGGAGTGCCATCCTCATCGGCCATTGGATCTTGATGAGTTTCCCACAAATCATTGAGATTATAATAATGAGATGAATGTTCATCACAATATGGGCATGTTAATACAAATTCATATTCATTACCATGCGTAATTCCTCTCAAATAGAATAATAAGAAATATCTATCTTCAGCAAGTAATTCAAGAGGATCGAATTCACCTGGTAATTCTACACAATACTTGAATATGTAATCCAATGCTTGACCAGTTCTGACGAGTCGTTGTGTAGTAAATACCTTATCAGCATAAATTCCCATAGGACGTACTTTAATAATACCTCCAGGTATAGCTCCATCATAATATAAACCTTTGCTAGGAAGAACACAATCCTCCAAAGGAAGAAATTCGTCATTCTTCTTTCCAATGACCTGATCTAGGATATCTTCTGGATTATAATCAACATGTTGTGGTGGTTCAAGTTCATCAGACATAATCTACCCTACCTCGATTTATCTACTTATAAATTAAGATTGTGAGAATGCTACACGCTCGTGAACTGAAAAACCACAGGACCAATTGGTTCTTCATTATCCATATTATCCATGGATTGATTAACTTGTTGTACCATGGATGGTGGTGGATCATCTACATGATCAATATGATCAATATGATCAATATTCATATGCGAGAATGCATACGTAATTGTTAATAATTTTATATCGCTTGAGGTATATGTTAGCTCACCATGCGATATATGTTTGGGAAAGGCGTTGGATAGTGTATAACGTCTCATTAATGCGCCATCACCGCCGATTAGTTGAAATTTTGTTCTACCAGCATATTCATTAATAGCCTGAATACCATCTTTTTGATTCCATATTTTATCTTGCCATTTTTCGAATACTTTATGTAACCCGTAAATATCGTACATCTTGATAGTTACTGCATCGAATACAGCTTTAACAGCAATTGGATAATCTAATGATGCGCCAGGACCAGGCTTAGTTTCAAATTGTAATTCTGGCAATGTAATTGATTGCGCATACATTCTAAATTCTATAGGATTGCTGGCCATATGAGCTATATCAATTGGGAAACCTAAATCCTCTATCACCCATCGATGGACTCTATGAAATTCAGCTTTAGAATTAACTCCTGGGAGACCCCCGGCTGCTTTGAATCCTGGCATTACACAGCTCTCAATGGGTCTCAATGGGTCTTATGGGCACGGTCAAATCTCATCGTTACAGTTACTGTTTGGATATCAGTGCTCTCATAATCTAGATCATTCCAGTTCGTAGTCTTTGGCCACACACCAAACAAAGTCCATTCGTGTATAACTCCACCTTTACCATCAGTACATTGGATTTTCAAATTGTCCTTCTTATAATTTTTAGGCACATTAACAACGACATCTGGGATTACAACAACTTCATTAACCCACTTCCAAAGCTTGTCTGTGATATTTTTCGGTTCCGTTACATCATAGAATTCTAAGGTAATTTCTTCCCATTTTTGCTTGCCAGCAAAATAAGCTTCTTCCTGGTCATGGTGTACAACCACTTCTTCCAACTGAAATGACGGCCTAGCAGCTTTTTTCAAATAAATCCACTCGCCAGCTGTCATAATGTCTGTTCCAGTTATACGCCAACGATGCTTACGTAGAAATTCAGCTTTATGGTCCTTACTTTTATCGTCACCACTACCAGGTATTTTGAAGCCAGGCATGATTTGCTCCTATATTATTTTTGACGCAATACTAGAATAGCCGGCCAAACAAGACCAGCTATCCCAAATATTAATTAAATTTCTAGAATTCTTGCGTTATTGCAATACCAGCTGCTGCCAAAACTTCCTCAGCAGCGAAAGAATGATCAGTTCTAAGAATTACTAGATTTAGTGCAATAAATTCTACTGCACGAGTTGGTTTTAGTAGAAGACTAACCCATAATTCATTCCTATCACGGCGAACTGGTGTGTTATTTCTCTCATCGACAATGACATCGTAAGCTGTAAGACCACGACGAGCTTGAATATCAGATAGGTAATTTCTGACTACACTATCGACTTGTTCCCATAGGAACCGATCATTAGGCTCGAAAATGTAATTTCTTAACAATGGTACCAATGCCTTCTTAAGAACAATCAGCAACATGCGGACATTTACTCTATCAAGAGCACTATCAGCACGCTGTAGAGTTCTCTGGCCCCAAACAGTGATTCCGTCTTGTGGGAAATTCACCAAAGCATTAACAGCATTGTTGAATCCATATAGAAGATCGCGCTCACCCTGCGTTGGGCTATATTCTAGGTTCCGCACTGTTAACAAGCGGCCACGATTTAAACCAGCTGGAGCAAACCATGGTTCTGCCACTCTTGCAGTTCTAGCGAATACTGATGCTATATGACCAGATGGTGGGATGAAAATAGTACCACCATTATATTGATCAAAGATTTCAACCCATGACCAATAAAGTGCTCCGTAAGAGCTATTCAATGAATTCTGTAGATCGGTAAACAGCATGCCATTGTGCCAATCGACCACTTGCTGTGGACGCAACCCGAATGGCGGATCTACGATGTAAAGACAATCTCCACGACC